ATGAGAACTCACGAGAATGATCGGTTTATGCAACTCTTTTTGCACTTTGTAAGAAAAAATGGCCCTTGTGCTGAGTATGCCTATGATAAAAATCAAAAGTGTTATGAATTACTCACCAGGTAAGTTTATTCTCGGAAGTGGTGGCAACGAATCATTAATCATTTGAATACTTCTAACCTCATCAAATCTATTATAAAGTTCTTGTATTTCTGTATGATTTTCAAATTCAGGTGGAAGAGTTGGAAAACCGGTTGGAAATGTGCTTGAATTTGGCAAATCTCTTAAAGTTTGTCTCCAAGTTTTAAATTCTACTGAAAGAGATTCTTGCTCTAATGATTTGATCGCAATCCAATCAGTAATTTCAAGTATTTTATCACGAATTTCTCTTAAAATGTCATATCTTTTTTCTTGCTGACGATTATCAAATTCTTCAATTTCAGTATCCCATTCTTGTTGAGTGATAATCTTAAGACCTTCATCTTCAGTTTCTTGAATAATATATGATTCTTGGTAGACAACATCATAAACAGTTTCTGTTCTTGTTTCTTCAGTTGATTCTAAACCAGGACGATTAAAAACAGGAACTTCAACTTGTTTTTCTGTGAAACTAACTACTGTGATATTTGGATTGTTTTGATATTCAGTTAGTTGCTCTTGAGAAACTGTGACCTCATATTCAAAATAATCTGGAACAGTGGACAAGCAATACTGAATATTGTCTTCAGTAAATAAATTATACTTAACTTCCAACCCCCTAATATTGGGCATCATTAATCCATAAGGTGTATCGGTTGCCCATCCACCAGTATCACGATTAATCCAATAGTGCTTCAGAAGTTGAGACATTTTTAATAAACCTCTATGTTATATTTATCGGCAATCTCTTTGTCCATCTCATCTTTTGTTTTAAATCCTTTGACTCTCATCCACGTCACAAGAGTATAACGATTTCCAGAAGTTACTGGTTCTACCATATGAGTATACCACCTTGAAGATGGAAAACAGACAAGAAGACCTGGTTCTGGTTTAATTTTAATTCTCAAATCTGGAAAAGAAAAATATCCACCTTCAAAGTCATCATTTAGAAAAAGAACAGTAGATACATCACGATCTATTGTCTTCTTCCAAATTTGAGTTCCATCTGGGTTTGTCCATAAACCTTCAGCATCATTGTGAGGTTTATAGTGTCCTCCTGGTTCATAGCAAAGTAATTGTGGTTCTTCACTATCTCGGATTTCAAATCCATAAAAAGGATTGATTACATTTTTTACCACATTATCAAGCAACTCTTTGACTTGTGGAAAGACTGGAAGTAAATCAGCACACTTTACATTTCTTGCTGATAGATCAATTTTTGATTGTCTTTCTCTGGTCTTATCACTATTTTCAGCATCAAAAACGGACATTTGTTCTTTATGAGATTTTCTCATATGATCCGTTAAAAACTTCAACCCTTCTGGTGTAACGACTTTGGGTTGAATCAAAACATTCGCAAGAATATCATTCATAGTAGAATACTGTAGATATTTTTATTTAGTTTGAGTTTGAGACTGCTGCTAATATATATCTTGCTGTTGGTAAATTTCTTGTGGGACTATCACTTACAGTTTCATTAGAGAAATCAAGTCTTGAAATTAAACTTAAGAAACCAAGAGGAGGCAAATAACCACCACCAAAGTATCCATAAAAACTACTTGAGACTGCTGCTGAACTACGTCTTGCTGATGGTAAATTCTTTCCTGGGTCATTTAAGGTTTCATTGGAGAAATCAAGTCTTGATATTGTATTTGAATAAAATGGAGACACTGGAACAGTACCACCCCCAAAATAACCATAAGAACTACTTGAGGTTGCTGCTAATTCACTTCTTGCTGATGAAAAATTCTTACTTGGATTACTTACTGTTTCATTTGTGAAATCAAATCTTGTAATTAAATTACTGCGTACAAACGACACATAACCACCACCAAAGTATCCATAAGAACTGCTTGAGGTTGCTGCTAATCCATAATTATCTTGTGGTAAGTTTCTTGTTGAAATATCAGTCATAGTTTCATTTGAAAACTCAAGTCTTGTAATTGAAGAGTAATATAATGTTTCCTCTAAACCAGGATCATAATAGAAACCACCACCAAAATAACCATAAGAACTACTTGAGACTGCTGCTAAATAACTTCTTTTTGTTGGCAAACTATTTCCTGGAAGATTTATTGTTTCATTAGAAAAATCAAGTCTCATTGTATTAAAAGGATTTGGACTAGCACCACTATAACCACCACCAAAATAACCATAAGAATTACTTGAAGATGCTGCCATTTGTGACCTCAGAGATGGGAAATTTTTTCCAGGAGCACTCACAGTTTCATTAGAGAAGTCAAGACGAACTATAGTGCATTCAGAAACAGGTCCAACACCACCACCAAAGTATCCATAAGTCTTAGAACCACGATAGATTGATTGACCTCCTGAGAGTGCTGCTAATCTACCTATTGCTGTGGGTAAATTTTTTTCTGGATTACTTATGGTCTCATTTGAGAAATCAAGTCTTGATATTGTGCAATAATGAGTTGGCAGTGGAGTAAAATAACCACCACCATAATACCCATAAAAACTACTTGAGGTTGCTGCCAAATCCCTTCTTGCTGTTGGTAAATTATTTCCAGGATCACTTACAGTTTCATTAGAAAAATCAAGTCTTGATATTGTATTGATATAAGGAGGTGTAAAACCACCACCAAAGTATCCATAAGAATTACTTGAGACTGCTGCTGAACCATATCTTGCTGTTGGTAAATTCTTACCAGGATTACTTACGGTTTCATTGGAAAAATCAAGTCTTGATATTGTGCAATAATAAGTTGCGACTGGAAATGAATAACCACCACCAAAATATCCATAAGAATTACTTAAAGTTGCTGCCAAATCCCTTCTTGCTGTTGGTAAATTCTTACTTGGATTACTTACGGTTTCACTAGAAAAATCAAGTCTTGAGATTGTGTTAATGTAAGGTGGGGAAAAACCACCACCAAAGTATCCATAAGAACTACTTGAAGTTGCTACTAAATACGATCTTACTGATGGTAAGTTTTTTCCTGGATCACTTACGGTTTCATTAGAGAAATCAAGTCTTGATATTGTGACGATAAAAGGTGGTTGAACCCCACCACCAAAGTAACCATAAGAACTACTTGAGGTTGCTGCTAGACCATATCTTGCGGTTGGTAAGTTTTTTCCTGGATTACTTACTGTTTCATTTGAAAAATCAAGTCTTGATATTGCACTAAAAATTCCAGGAACAGCACCTGGATTAAAACCACCACCAAAATAACCATAAGTCGCACTTTCAGGCCAACTCGCAAAGTTTTTATTTTCTACATTTAAAACTTGTTTATCATAAACAGAACTTAATCCAAAAACATCCCCTATAAAAACTTGAGGCATTTGAAAATTACTCTATCTTAAGGTCTGGATTGAATAACGATTGAGGGATTTGCTTTTGCTCTTGTTCTTCAACACCACGAAGAAGTTGTTGATCCATACCAGTAATCTCTTCAATACCAGCAGCAACTGCTTGCTGAAGACTATTCAGGAAATCCATAGGATTATTAGGGTCACCAAACGTTCCTTTAGTGCGATTGACATCATCTGTAAGAACTGTAGGAGCACTTGCCCTTCTCATTGAACGAATATTACCAGCATTTACACCAGTTCTTGCGGCAAGCAAATCATCAAGTGATTGATTAGCAAGTCTACGTTCCCAATAGTTTGGTTGGTCCTCATTATATTGTTCTCTGGTAATTAACTTACCACCATTCAGTTCAATCAAACGATTAATGAGTTTATCAAAGCACTCAAGTTCTTCTACACAAGCTTTGAATCCACGATTCAAACCCTCAAGCATACGATGAAAATGAAACTCATCAATATCATACCAAGATAACTCTTCACCACCTTGCCTTGTTTTCCACCAGATTGGTTGTGTCTTATCTTTTCCGTCCCACTTATAATGAAATTCTCTTGCTGCTCTTTTTGCATCAATGACTTGTTGTAGAAGACCTTCTGCTACACTTCTACGATTCACAAGTGCTGCCTTAAATGCCGATGGGATTGTAAAATTATCGTGAATGATAAACTTTTCAATCTGGAAATCTGAACGACCTTGTGCGAGTTCTGTTTCACTTTGTTCCCAACGAGTTGCCTCTTGAAGAACCTTAAGCATAAACTCATTGTCATCACCTAAAACTTCTTTAGATGTTGCAAGTGCAATTGATTCATAATTGTTAGACATACTTATCCAATTTAACTAATAGTGTTGTTTGTATTTATCAAGAAAATCTCTGCGTTACTGCAAGAGACAATCTTCTATCAGCAACTTCCTTACCCCACTTTTTACAGAAGTGTAAGTATAACTGCTCTGTTCTTTTGTCCTTTTCTTCTTTTGTTTCGTGCTCTAACGTTCTATGAGAAAAATGAAGAAGATAAGACTGATGATTAAACTTTGTTTCAAATCCAAGTTGTTCTGCTCTTAGACCATAATCAATATCTTCACCACCACCTCTTCCAAACTCTTCATCCAATAAACCAACCTTTGAACTGACCTCATAAGGAACATAAAAACAATAGAATGCTTTGATTAAGTTTGGTGCCACATTCTGTGGTTGAGATGTAATTTGAGAAGCAATTTGATTTAATGATTCTTCTTTACCAATAAATTCTTCAAGTTCCATTTCACCCTTTATCCAATCACCCTGTAAGTGTTGGTTACATAAAGGAATAGAAACTGAATTTAAGTCTCCTAAATTTTGATTCCAGTTTTTTGTAAAGATAATATCATTATTCAGTCCAACAAAATCAGCACCATCCATAATTGCTTGCTTGAGAATAAAG